GAATACATGGGGCTCCTCGGCATCAACAACGCCAACCAGGACAAAAAAGAACGCCTCGTCGCCGCCGAAGTCGGCGCCAACGACGAACAAGTCCAGGCCACCCGAAACATCGCCCTCAACGCCCGCCAACAAGCCGCCGAACGCATCAACAAACTCTACGGTTTGTCAGTAGAGGTCGATTTCAAAACACCTCCACCCCCGCCGGCCGACGGCCCCGGCGAAGAATTCCAAGGCGGGGCGCCCGCCCCGAAGCAGGAGGAAGCGTAACCATGGCGACGCACACGATTGAGCTGCACCGGGTCATGGACCTGGACCCCACCATCGAGACCGGGATCCTGCAGGAGTACCCGCTCTTTGACGAGTCCCACCGGGAAGAGTTGAACCGGAAGATCGTCCGGCATTTCCGGAACCGGGAAATCGGGCAGGAAACCATTTCGATGTTCCGGCTCGCCCTGGCCCGGAAGCTCGACGAAATCATGCCGCTGTACAACCAGCAGTACGAAATTTCGGCGATCAAGTTCAACCAGCTCGAAACCGTCCGCATCAACAACCACAACAGCACCAACGGCACCACCAACACCACGTCCAACAGCAGCAACGAATCGAGTGCGGACGCCGCGTCCCGGGCGATCGGGCAGCAGTTCCCCCAGGTCGCCCTCGCCGCCGACGGGGATTATGCCACGTCCGGGAACGACAACACGTCCAAAACCAAGGCCGTCTCGTCGGCAACCGACAGTACCGGGACCGTCCAGGACGGGTCGACCGATTCGGCGACCACCGGTTTCCAGGGCAATGCGGCGTTGATGATTCTGCAATACCGGCAGTCACTCGTGAATGTCGATATGATGATTATTGACGAATTGGAAACCCTTTTTATGCTTGTGTGGGGGAATGGTGATTCTTTCACCGACAATTACCCGTTCGGTTTCTACGGTTTTGGCCGGTACATCTACTAAAGGAAAGAATTCCCAAATGACTATCACCCCTGTCCCGTTCCCGTACCGCCTCACCCCCATGGCGAACATCACCGGCATGACCTACGCCGACGGCACCAGCTACATCATCGAGCTCGAACAGCTCCGCGACTACGTCAACACCACCCTCGTCACCGACATCAACACCATCCTCGCCGACGTCACCGCCCAGGCGCAGGCCGGGGTCGGGAACGCCGAAGCGACCGTCACCGGTGCCATGGCCGAATGGAACACCCGGTACGACGCCTGGATTGAGGACTTCACCGGGCAGGTCGCCGCCCTCAACGAATCCGCCGTCGCCGGCATGGTGGACGCCGGCACCGTGCGAACCAAAATCGTCGCCCTCATCGACGCCGGCATCACCGCGCTCCGGGCCGACCTGGACGAACGCTACCCCATCCTCGACGGCGACGGGCTCGTGTCCAAGGCGAACCTCCCCGCCGCGCTCTACCCCTGGACCCCCAACACCGCCCTCGCCGCCGGCACCCGACTCCTTTCCCCTGCCGGGGATATCGTCACGGCCCTCGAAACCCACACCACCGGGACCACGTACGACCCGAACCGGTACACCGGGAATTACGGGTGGGTGTTCGCCGGCCACTCACAGAACGACTCCCCCGACTACGTCCAGGAACGGTTGCAACTGTTCTACTCCCCGGACGGGCGCACCGTCCTGGGAGGGGCCGGGAACCCGCTGTACACGCCCGCGTCGACCAACAACAGCCTCCGCGACCCGGTCATCAAGAAGGTCGGCGACGCCTGGTTCATGGTGTACACCGCCAACGGCGGCAAAGACAAAACGATGGAAGTCGCCAAGTCCGACGATTTGATCAACTGGACACTCGTGACCACCATCAACGTCGCCGCCGTCCCCAACCTGTGGATGCCCTGGGCCCCCGAACTCGTCCAGGACCTCGACGGGTCCTGGATCATCCTGTTCACCGCCGTGGAAAACGGTCCCGACCCGGTCCTCGGCATCTACCGGCACACCCTCTACTGGACCCGCGCCACCAACACCGACCTCTCCTCCTGGACGACACCGCAGAATGTGTTCTGGGACGGGTCCGGCGCCCAGGGCCCCGCCCCGATCGACGCCGCCCCGGTCCGGTACAACGGGAAATGGTGGATTTTCTACGGCAACGACGGCGTCATCCACCGCGCCTGGGCCGACACCCTCACCGGGACCTGGACGACCGACAAGACCGGGGACTGGGCGCAGTGGGCGTCCAGGGCTGTCACCGGCACCGCCCATAAGGGTTATGAAGGCCCGGAGGTCGCCCTCCTCGAAAACGGGGTCGTGCGGGTGTACCTGGATGAGTACACCAACCCCGGCGCCAAACCCTTCGGCTACGTCTACAGTGACAGTACCGACGGGATGGCCACATGGTCGCGTCCGGTCAAGGTCCAGACCGGGCCCGGTTTCCCCACCGACTCCCAGGTCCGGCACGGTACCTGGCTCAAACTCAACTCCCTCACGGATATGAACCGGGCCATCGGCGCCGCCTACGGCACCGGCCAGAAAATGCGGCACGCGGAGTTCTACGCCACCGGTGCCGTCCCAGGCAATACCGACTGGGCCGGTGACTTCATCTACGACACTGTCCTCTCCCAGCACGGCGACGAAATCGCCATCAAACGCCCCGACAGCGGTCAGGCCGTCCAGGTACTCCGGGATGGTGTGTACGCCCTGCACTTCCACTTCACCACCAGCCCGCAGGCCGAAACCGGCGGCGGCTGGATTTCCATCGAATCCCCCGACGGAACGATCAAATGGTGCACCAACGATATCCCCGCCGGCGCCACCGCCTGGAGTGTCAGCACCGGGAACAGGTTCATGAAAGCCGGCACCATCCTCAAAGCCGTCTACCACGCGAAAACCTCGTTTGTCGCGCTCGGCGAAGTCCGGCTGATCATCACCAAAATGCAATAGGGTGTAAATAGGAATACCCGCACAGATAAAACTGTGCGGGTATTTTTATTGGTAAGGTATGAGAATGGTTTTGGACTATAACACCATCAAGTATGTGGAGACGATAGGTAATTTTTTGCGTTTCCATTATAAGGATGGGAAAAAGGTGGATGCGTTTCCGGACGGGCGCGGCCGGTACCTCCCCCGGAAAGCGGGGGAAGGCGCGCCACCGGAGACGTATGAGCCGTGGGAGCCGCCACCGCCCCCGGACCCTGCAGACCCGCCACCGCCCACCGGGTCATGGGTCCACCCCCTCGACGGGGCCGTCCTCACCAGTGGGTTTGGGATGCGGGCCGGCGGGATGCACTACGGCATCGACCTCAGTACGACCACCGCCCCGCAGGGCGGTCCCGTCCGGTCCGTCACCGACATGGTCATCACCCGCGCCTACGACGCCTACGAAGGCGGAAACTCGACCGCCGGGACCTACGTCAAAGGCCACACCCCCGACGGGGCGTACACGTTCACCTACAACCACGGCGCCGACGGCACCCTGCAGGTCGCCGTCGGGGACACCGTCACCCCCGGCACCGTCCTCTTCACCGAAGGCGCCACCGGGAACGTCACCGGCACCCACCTGCATTTCGAAATCATTGAAGGCAACTGGCCCGACCCCTGGGCGCCGCCCTACAACAACGGCGCAAACTTCATCGACCCCCTCCCCGTACTCAGAGAACACGGAGTCAACATCTAATGCCCACTAAGGACGCCACCTTGACCAAACCGAAGAAGCAGTTCAAGTGGTACAACTGGGACCGGATTTACAGCTACAACGCGACGATGAATTTCCTGGTCGGGCAGCGTGGTGTCGGTAAAACGTATGGGTGGAAGCGGAAGGCGATCCGGGCCGCGCTCCGCAAAGATGAGCAGTTCATGTACGTGCGCCGGTACAAGGACGAACTCAAAATCTCCAAGGACACGTTCTTCGCCGACCTGATCGCCAACAACGAGTTCCCGGACTGGGACTTTAGGGCGTATGGTGCCGTTGCGCAGGCAGCGCCGGCGAAAACCCGGGACGATAAGAAACGCCCCTGGAAAACCATCGGGCACTTCATCGCCCTGTCAACTGCCCAGTCCATCAAATCCGTTGCCTATCCTCTGGTGACGAACATCGGTTTCGACGAATTCATCATCGAAAAAGGCACCACCCATTACATTTCGAATGAGGTCCACGCCTTCCTGAACCTGTACTCCACGGTGGACAGGAACCAGGACAAAACCCGCGTGTTTTTCATGGCGAACTCGGTGTCGATGATGAACCCGTATTTCCTGTACTGGAACATCAAACCGGACCAGTTCAAAGAATTCACCCACCTCCACGACGGGTACATGCTCGTCCATTTCGTGGAAGCCGCAGAATTCTCGGAGCAGGTCTACGAAACAAAATTCGGTAAATTCATTGCCGGCACCGAATTCGGGGACTTCGCCGTCGGCAACGAATTCGCCGACAACAACGACAACCTGCTGAACGTCAAAGGCGCCTCAGCCCGGTACACGTACACCCTCGAAACCAAACAAGGAATATTCAGTGTGTGGATGGACTGGCTCGCAGGGAAATACTATGTTCAGGAACGCCGCCCGAAACAGGAAATAGTTTTCACACTCCTCCCGGAACAAATGATGGAAGGAAAAACATTGCTATCCTATACAGACAAGCTAATGCAAAACCTCCGCACCGCATTCCGCAACGGAAACACCTATTTCGACACACCACGATCACGCAACGCATTCATCGAAATATTCAAACGCTAACTGGGAGCGTACAAATTGGAAACAGATAAACGACAGGTCGGGCCGGTCACCTTAGCAACGGGAGGCGCGGCAGCGTTTTCCACCCTCATCGTCGGCGCCCTGGACCGGGTCGGAGTCCACCTGTCCACCCTGGAACAGGGCGCCGTGACAGTCTGCATCATCGTCATCGCCGGCTGGGCCGTGCAGCCCCGCAACCGTGGGCGGCGGGAAGCATGAGCGGGGTATCCAAAGCCGTCAAACTCATCAGTGAACCACGCGGCATCAACGTCGCCCAAATCATCCTCTACGCCGTCGGCGCCGCCGCCGGTTTAGCAGCCGTCATCGGCTCCCTCTCCCCACTGTTCACCTCCACCACCGTCGGGCCCTGGGTCATCATCGTCTCCGGGTCGTTCCTGACCGCCGGCGGAATCCTCGGCACCATCGGGGTCGTCGCCGGCATGTGGTGGCTCGAATGCGTCGCACTCGTCTCATGCGGGGTCGGCTGGGGCGTCCTCGTCCCCGCCGCCACCTACTACGCCGTCACCACCCACAACTCCGCCATCTGGATCGTCATCGCCCTCTTGGTTGCGGTCCTCTGCGACGTGTACAAACGCTACCGCCGCATCGACTGGGCATACCTGGACCCCACACGATGAACAGCACCGGGATTACAGAACTCGTCACAGGCATCATCGTGGCGTTGGGTGGAGTGAAAATAATCCCGATGATCTTCAAAGGCATCAAAGCCCACCGCAACAACCGCGCCCGCGAAGAACGCGCCGAAAACCGCACCCTCCTCGGACGCGCCAAGTACGCCGAAGCCCGCGCCGAACGCGAAGCCGACTACCGCCGCCGCATCGAAACCTGGGCCGGACGCCTCGAATACATGCTCGCCAAACTCGGCGTACCCCAAGACAAAATCCCCACCAAGCCCGAACCAGGACGAATCAAGGAGACCGCATCATGACATTCACCTACCCGGTCAAGAAGAAACCGCCGGCACCCATGCCGCCCAACCTCGACGCACTCAAAGGGGAACTAAATGCCACTTATGTCACGTTCAAAAACTTCGACGGGACACCCGTGACGGGCAAGCACGTGGAGATCACGCTGACCGCAGACGGCACCGACATCGACAACATCAGGGTGGTGACTCCGTAATGGCGTACATGAAAGATTCCAGCGGCCGCAGGCTGGACACGTTCACCCCGGCAGCAGCCTCCGGTATCGCCGCTTCCATCCCGGCGGGGCTTGGCTGGAACAGCACTGACTATCCGCTTGCCCTCACGCTAACGGACCTGCCGGGCACGTCCCGCGGCTACGGCACCGTAAACAAGACCCCGGAACAGCTCTTTGATGCGGCATCAACGGCACGCACAGCCCCGGGCGCGACGTTCTACGTTTCCACCAACGGCGCCGACGCGAACAACGGCACCAGCTCCGGGACGCCGGTCAAGTCCATCTGGAAAGCCATCGCCCTGGCGAACACGGCTGGCGTTCCGTCTAAGATCATCGTGGCCCCCGGGACCTACTACCGGGCGAACAACATCTGGAACAGCGGCGCCACCGGCTACCCCACGGTAGACATCGCCCTCATCGCTGACGGTGGCCGCGTCGTCACTGGCAGCTTCGACGCCGCCGGCACCCCCACCAAGGACGCCACCTACACCAACACCTACTCATGGGCGGTGGCGAACTGCAACAAGGTTGTGGACATGGCCAACCTGAACAGGTACGGCAACTTTACCGAACTGGTCAACGTCCCCACCCCGGCGGAATGCAACGTCATCCCCAACTCGTGGAACATCACCAGCGGAACCATGTACGTCAACCGCGCAGACCGGCAGGCGGTCACCACTGCGACGACCAGGATTTACCGCCCGCAGACTAACGGGCTCGCGCTCCGCAAAGCCGTGAACCTCTACGTGGGCGGGACTAACGGTAACGATGGGTTCGACATCGAGGGCGGTAACCAGGTCGGCGTCTTTGATATCACGGTCAACCCGGCCAACAACCCCTATACCGGCAAGTTCGTGTGCGTGGTCAAGAACTCCACATTCAAATACGGCGGCGGCATCACTGACACCACTACCCGCGCCGTGTCCGTGGAAGGCTGGAACGGTCTGGCCGCGTTCTTCAACTGCCGCGCCGACGCCGCCCAGACGGATGGCTTCAACTTCCACAACGTCTACGCCGCAGCATCAATGAACGTCCTCACCGTCAACTGCACCGGCTACGACAACGGGCGCTACCCGCAACCGTCCTGCAACGGCTGGACCGCCCACGAAAACGTGGTAGGCATCGACGTGGCCGGCTACTACAAGGACTCCCACGGCGGCACCGTCCGCAACATCAACACAACCAAGATGCTCGCCGTTGGCACGTGGTGCGACGGCGACTTCGGAGACATCCCCTACGGCGGCTCCGTACCGCCCACAGCGTTCCGCATGGACGACTCCGCGCAGCTCTGGGCAGACCGGACAAAGGTCACAGGTCCCGCAGCAGGCTACGGGTACTTCACAGGCGGCGGGACAGCAGGCGTCCACAAACGTGCCGCCTGGCCAACCCCATCCCCCGATACCGGCGTCGGCACCTTCGACACCTACTAGGGGTCGGATAAATCCGGTTATGCATCACCCTTGAAAGGAACCAGTGTTCACCCAACTCGTCACCCCAACCCCGGACATACCCTGCCAACCCGGGTGGTGCCTCCAATACGTCCGGCAAACCTTCGGCGCACCCGCCGTCGAACCAACCGCCACCGCCGGCTGGTACAACGCCGAACACCGCCACAAAGACATGGACTTCCCGGAGGGTTGTGCTGTGCCTGTCTGGTTCGCGCTCGAATACGAACCCGCAGGGCACGTTGCCCTGCTCATGCCCGATTGGTCCGTGTACTCCACATCGGACGATGCAACCGTCCCGCATCACCACCCGTCCCTGGACGACCTCATCGCGTATTACTGGCGCAACCCCCTCACCTATTTGGGGTGGTCAGAGGATATTTCCGGGGTGCGGGTGGTTGAACCTGTCACTATCAATGTCGAATCAACAATGGAGGATACTTTGTCAGCATCGGAAGTACAGGAAATCAAAGAGTTCATCGCCGGCCCCGTCGTGGACGAAATCGCCGCCCGGGGCAACGCCCAACTGGACGAACTCCGGAAACGGTTGGATGACTCCCGGGGTGCCATCATCGGCGCTGTTGGTGGGAACCCGGAAAAGATCGCCAGGGAGTTGGTTGAGCAACTTGGCGAAGGGCTCGCCGCTGATGTTGTCAGTGAGGTTGGGAAGCAACTTGCACAGGTAGGGGCGAAACTTTCCAGCTAGGAAAGTCCGCCACAGGTCCACGTTATCCACAGTTACTTGTGGATGACGTGGACTTTTTCTTTGGTGGAGCGTTTCTGGTGGGAGTCGCCGCTGTATTCGTGGGCGGGTGACGGGCAGGGCATGGGTATGTGGACGCGTTTTCGTGCGGGTGTGCTTTATAAGGACCAGATAGAGCCGGCAAAACTCATTGAAAAATGATTAAGTTTTTATTTGCGTGGATGAAAATGGTGGTAGAGTTTAGGTATCAGCAAGGGACGCCACAAACAAAGGAAACGAAAATGTGTACACACGATCAAACCGTAGACAACCTCACCACCATCATTAGCGGCTCAGACCAGGAATGCTCCGAATGTGGCGAAATGGTGGTGAGGTGGTAATGACCGGCGTACTGATCTTCAGCGCACTACTCGCCACCATCACCACCACCGGCCTCTACACCCTCAACCCCGGCCCCGGCCCCAAACACCGCTACACACGCTAAGGACACCCGCCATGCCTAATGGATTTGAACCCCAGTTCACTATCACCGCCGCTGTACGCCCCGACGGCAACGGAGAAGCCGGCAATGTAGCCGTCACCGTTGTTGGCACCGTCCTGACAGACGACACTGCCCTTGCTATCGCCCAGGAGGCCGCAGACCTGTACAACCTCTCAGAGTCGGGCAAAACCAAAGTTATCCCCATCCCCGGCGGTGACAGCAACTTCGACGAAATCATCAAAAATCGTGGATACATGAAAATCGAAGAACTCACCACCACACTAATGTTCGAAGCATGGTTCCCCAACTTTGAAGATGAGGACGAATAAAGTGAACATCAGGCAACGCGAAATACTCCCACACGAACACCCCCTCACCGGCCCACACCGCCCCGCTGGACGCCGCGCAGCACTCGCTGAGCTCCACGAGGTACGAGAGCTACTCAAATACCCCTCACCGGCCCTGGCAAGCCCCAGGATGCGGCGACGGTACGAGGACGCAGTACGGATCGCAGCACTCTACAGGGATGAGGAATAAGCGTGAATTACGAGCGGTTCCTCATCCTCATGATCGTCATCCTAAGCACTCTCCTAGCGCTCTACACCGTCGCCATCATCGTCGCACTCGCACAACTCACACGATAGGAATTAAGCATCATGGAAACGTACAACTTTGACTATGCGGACGGTTACAAGGCTCGTGCAACCCGCCGGGGAAGTAACGTGTGGACGGTCATCATGACAGCATCCAACGGTGACGAGTCGCCGGCATATGGCACCCTGGTTGATGCAGAGCAATGGATGCTACGCCACTACCACGGACAGGCAACAGGGCATCACATGCTATGTAGCTGCTTGTGAGCATGGTGTCACATGAGCCCGTATCATTGTAGATACGGGCTCATTGCGTGTATGCACTGAAAGGCATAAATCACATGTATGTAACAAAGCGTAATAATAGGC